AGTTCTTGGAAGACCCTTTCACCATTGGTCAAGGTGATACCAAGTCAATGGTAGAAATACCGCTCATAATTGGTCTAATTGACCACGTAAGCTAATCATGAAGTAAAATTCAAATAATGAATGCTATGGATAATTGGCGCGGTGTTACTATCGCGCCTTTTTTTTATCTTTGTGGACAAAACATACGACATGATCGAAGCTAAAACTAATGCCATTACCCCCAATGATGCTGTGATGAATGCTGCTATTGAAGCGGCAGGCGAAAAGGCTAAACAGTTGGGGCAAGAATTGAATTGCAATGTATTTCCGTTGGTTTTTCTTGACACCGAAAACAATGAAGTGGTGACCGGATTCATTAAAGAGCCGCCCCGCTTTGTTAAACTTCGTTTGATGGACAAATACATGACCAATCAATTCAGTGCAGGTAGTGATATTGTGGACGGATATTTGATTAAGGAGCATTCAGACCCGCGCATTTATTCAGAAAAAAGTGAACACGATGCTTTCTATCTTGGTGCTGTAATGGCCGCTAATGACACTGTGAAAATGGTCGTTAATCAGTTTAAAAAAAAATAGTTGAAGCGTTAGGCAGCGATGACCTAGATGAAATTAATCAATGGGGCGCGCTCATCATGTATCATTTTAAAGTGGATATTGATTGCATAGGTGATGAAGATGTGGTGAGGTATATCAAATGGTTAAAATTTGCGCTAATAAAAACAGGGCAGTGGAATGAATGAGGAAGTAAAATACACGCTAACGCTTAACGACCTTTTAACAGGTAAATTAAAAGGTGCAGATACGGCAGCGAAAGGGTTGGAGGTCACTATGGGTACACTTGCCAGCATTGCGGGCGGGTTCTTGAGTGCATTTGCAACTGTTGACTTCCTGAAAGGATCAATCGATCAATTCAACCAAGCCGAACAAGCCAGCGCACAACTTAACGCCACACTTGCATCTACTAAAAACATTGCGGGGCTTAACCGCGAAGCATTGGACAAACAAGCTGAATCAATAATGAATCAGTCTTTATTTGACGATGACGATATTACCCGCGCTCAGTCGCTTGTTGCCACATTTACCAACATACGCGGGGCGGTGTATAATGATGCTATCCCGGCTATTGCCGACCTAGCAACAAAGATGGGCGGTGATATTCAGGGCGCATCTATTCAGGTAGGTAAAGCACTCAATGACCCTGTTAAGGGCATTGCGGCATTGTCGCGCGTGGGTGTATCTTTTAGTGAGGATCAAAAGAAAGTAATTGAAACCCTAGCCAAAACAGGGCATTTAGCCGAGGCGCAGGGAATGATATTAAAGGAACTTAACACCGAGTTCGGTGGCAGTGCAGCAGCAGCAGCAGCAGCCGGTACGGGTGGGTTTACTGTATTGCAGCATCAAATGGGCAACGTACGGGAAGAGTTGGGCGGTGTGTTGGTGGAAATTGGCACGGAACTAATGCCTGTTTTTAGGGGCATGGTTACGGGATTTCAAGCCAGCGTAACGGTGTTTAAAGACGTAGTGCATTGGATAAAGGAACATAGCGTATTTATGACATCCCTTGCCAAAGGAATTGCACTAGCAACGGGGGCATATGTGGCGTATATTGCGCAACAGAAATTAGCGGCCATGTGGACGGCTACATTAGGTGTTCGCACGGCAGCATTAGCAGCGGGTGAACTTATCTTAGGAACGGCCACAGCAGTAGCCACCGGGGAAATAGGACTAATGGAAGGCGCAATGGGCGCGCTTAATCTTGTGATGTCACTTAATCCCGTTGGTGCAATTATCACCGGAATAGCAGCATTGGCGGCAGGGTTAATTTATGCCTACAACAAAAGCGAAGTATTTAGGGGTGCAGTCTGGTCACTATGGGAAGTAATTAAAACAGTTGGCGGCCTAATAAAAGAATATTGGACGGGTGTTTTTCATGTGGTTTATGGTGCTATGGCTTTTGACAAATCGCTAGTAATGAAGGGCTTTAGCGAAATGGCGGCCAGCACTTTCGGAGCGGGTGAAAAGATTGCAAAGGCGGCGGTCAGTGGTTATGAAGCGGGGGTAAAAGATTTCCGATCAGTAGAAATAAAAGGCGGTGTATTAGCCAACCAGCCAAAGCAGGGCAAGGGGGCAGTAGTTCCATTGCCGGGCGAACCAGGTGCAGCAGGGAAGGCCGCTCCAACGGGCGCAACACCTAACAAGGCAGTGACAATTAATATCAGTATTGGGAAGTTAGTTGAAACGATGAAGATAAACACCACCACCATAAATGAAAGTGCTGAAAAGGTTAAGCAAGTGGTAATGGAATCGCTATTAAGTGCAGTCAATGACAGTCAAATAGTTTCAGGTATATGAGTGATTTTGTCATACCTTCAGGAAGCGGGCGGGCGTTGCAAGTGGCAAGGCTAGCATCGCTTTTTAATTTGCAGAACGTCCAAATTATTAATTCTAAAAACCCGTATGAGGGCAAACCCGAGCTACAAAGGCTAAAAGACAAAGACGCTCCCATAGGGCAATCTTCACTCGGTACACCGATTTATACTGACCTAACATTGATGGGGTGTAATTACACCGATAACATTACCGGAAATGTAATCACGCTTCCCAATGATCGCTTTTCAATTAATTCAGGAAGCAATAACGGAACATCGCAGCAGGGAGGCTACTATCAAAATCTTGACACGGTACTGATTACGATTGACCAACCGATACGGATTATTAAGACTGAAATTCAGGGGCGTAACGGAACGGTTAAGGAATACATCGGTGCAGATGACACCCGAATAACAGTTCAGGGCGTTATCACCGGGGGGAATGGCAACTATCCACGTGATGAAGTGGCACGTTTAAAGGCGTGGTTAGATGCTCCGGTGGCTAAAAACATAGTGGCGTGGTGGTTGCAGAATTTAGGTATCCATAACGCTGTGGTTGATAGCTATTCAATCCCTCAAACATTGGGGGGTTATTCTTACCAAGCGTTTACCATTAACATGGTCAGTGATACGCCCGTTGAACTTCGCATAACAACCCCACTGTATTAGGATGAAAACATTAATGATGCGCCCTGTTACGGTTATTTCATTCACTGCCAACCCTGACAGCGGGCGGGATATTGCTTTCACAGCCAATTTTTGTAAAGAGGTAAATTCTACTGATACGTGGATAGACCTTACCAATGAGGCAAAGATTGTTTTGCCTAAAAATATCTATGTAGTTGACAGGCAGGGCAACCGGTTACCGTTGGGGGGTAATACGCCATCTAAATTAGTTGATACGTTGTTTAGACGTGGTGATTCCATTAGCATAAATTTAGGGGCTTACACTTACGATGAAAACGGACGCGAAACGCTCGACATACCCCAACATCCAATATTTACCGGATACATTAGCAAGGTAGCAAGTAAGATGCCTATAATGCTCGAGTGCGAAGATAATATGTGGATATTGAAGCAAATTCCATGCACGCCTCAAATCTGGCCAAAAGATAAAACGGTTGAGGATCTGTTAAGGTCACTATTGGCGGGTACGGGATTTACAGTAAACGCTCTAACGTCGACCACAATAGGTAATTTTATGGTCATGAATGAGTCGGTGGCGCAATTATTGAACCGCCTGCGAAAAGAATACCACCTTGAAAGCTATTTCCGGGGCAATGAATTAAGGATAGGAAGTAAAGTTTATGTAGATAGCGAAGCGGCTGAACATACGTTCGAGTTCCAAAATAATATCATTAGTGATGAGTTGACATTTCAACGCAAAGACGATGTAATATTAAGTGCTGTGGTCAATTCGGTGAATACGGTTGATGCCGGAACGAACAAGAAAGGGCAGACCAAAACAAAGCAGGAACGGTTAAGCGTGTTGGTTTACGTGGATAAGGCAACAGGCGCATTCAAATCACAAACAAAGCAGGAAGGGGTGGACTTCCCCGCCAATGTGGAAGGGGAGCGGAGGACATTATTTTTCCCGAACGTGAAAGATGCCGCCACCTTAACGCAAAAGGGAATTGATGAGTTGAAAAAATACTACTATACTGGCTTTAAAGGATCATTCACCACCTTTATCATTCCATACGTAAAGCAGGGTGATAACGTGCGATTAAAAGATAGGATTATGCCCGATCGCAACGGCCTGTATAAAGTGCGAAGCGTGAAGTATTCGGGCGGCGTTACCGGCCATCGCCAATTGATTACACTTGACTATAAAATTAGCGACTAATGGCAAACGATAGGGCATTTGTAACAGGGGTGCAGAAATTGGCGGGAACATTCAATGTAAACCCAATGAGCATCTTTAACGGCAAGGTAAAGAGCGTAAACGGTAACACGTGCATAGTAACCATTTTAACGGGGGATGTAGAAATTAACGTGCCGGATGTGATGCTCCAAAATGGGGTGTGTGATGGGTTATTGATTACGCCCGTTGTGGGCAGTCAAGTAGTTTTTATCACCTCAAAAAACACCGATGCCTATGTTATTGCTTACAGCGATATTGATAAGATTGAGTTACAAGTGGGTGACACTTCCATCGAAGTTGACAATGACTACAAAATCAAAATCAACAAAGACACTTTACTAATTGAAAACGGCAAAGCTACATTCAACAATGGAAACAATTACGGCCTTGTAAAAGTGGCTCAGTTAGTGACTGAAATTAACGACATGAAAACCATTTTGAACGCGTTTATTGGCGTGTTTAATGCCCATGTTCACACATCCACCATTGTAGGCACACCAACAAGCCCCACCACCGTACCACAAACCACAACACTAACACCAACCAACCAAAGCACGATTGAAAATACAGACGTAAAGCATTAAGCAATGGCAAGGCACGACATACTACTAAACGAAAATAGCCCCGTAATAACTAATGGGGATTTTACTGTGGGCGTAAGTGACACACAACACATTCAGGACGCGCTGCAAGCCTTCACAGGTTGGTGGAAGCAACACTCGTTCGATGGCGTTGGATCGGCGGCATG